AGCAGAAGACGGCATACGAGATTGAAGGGTGACTGGAGTTCAGACGTGTGCTCTTCCGATCTCCGGTGCGCCCGACAAATTGATGCCATGGCTAGTGCTCTGGGTGGAGCCAAACTGTATCACTATATCAGCAGTGCGTTTCAGGTACTCATCCAGAATCCGGACATCAACCTTCGGTAAAGCTTTAATCAACCAGTGCCTGTAATAGCCCCGGATGAGCTTGCCGATTGTCGCATCCATCTTCGAGAAGTCTGTTCCCACCACAGCTTTGTGCTTGGAGACAAAGTCGCAAACACGTTCAGCGATGTCGACGGGTTTCAACCCGACCATAAACCAAACGTGGTCACTCAAAATCTCCTTCACAGCAGTGGTGATCATAGTCCCGAGAACCTGCACTTCCTGATCCAGCGTATATATTAGCCGCCCAGCCTTAGCGTCCTCAAGCCCTCCTCCTACTTCCTCAGCCTTCATAAAGGTCTTCGATTTCCCGATCTTCTTGGAGCCTGACGTCTTCTCCATGTCCTTAGTGCGAGCTTTCTGCACACTTGTTTTGGAAACAGCCTCACGGGCTGTGTTCCAATCAGTGGCTGAAACCTTCCTAGGAAACAGGAGCGATCCAAACTCTTTCGAACACTGGGTGAGGAAACGGTTGCCAGTTGCTTTGCTCTCAAACGGGTCGAACCTCGCAGCGCGAGCATGTTGCATGTTCTCATTGCTGGATGTCATCGCTGTAGCTGGTTCAACAATCGGTACAGCGCACAACTGTTTAGTAGGTTTACCACAATCATCAATGCTCACATGCGCGCTGTAGTTGACATAATAGTCAGGCTGACATTTAGCGCCTGCGGCTGAAGCGAGGATTGCGTACTCTCCCTCACGCAGTTCAACACCATGAGCCTCAGCTACCCGTTTGACCGTAGCCAAACTGGGAAACTTCGAACTCACTGACGTCACCAAGTGGTAAAACAGTTCCGTGCTAACTGTGGCGCAAGGGCTGCAAGGTACGTCGACACGCACCGAGACTTTGCTCTCATTGCCATTGTTGAAACCAGCTGTGACAATCCCAGCTTGAGTTGTTATCTGCGTCCCCCAACGTTCAAGAGGTCTGCGTGTGATGTTCACGGCAGGATAGCCGAGAACAAAATTTGAGACCGCGTTGATAACCAGAGGTGGGCAAACAACATGCACTCGAGGTGTAAGGAAAACCAAACACCGGCTCAGCGCTGGTCCGCCGATCACCTTGCGGTGAACGTCGTAAATCCAGAAGCCGCGAGACAAAGAACTCCAACTAGAAGGACGCAGCGGCTTGACTGGGTCATCTATGGTGACCCAATCACGCCCGTAATCCCATAGGTGGTGCTGAAACGAAGCA